GCCCGGCGCGGTGCCGGGCGGGCGAGGGGTGTTCAGGCGAACAGGCGGCGCCACGTCTCCGGGCCGGGGTATCCGTCGGCGTCGGCGCCGGCCCACCCCTGCGCGCGCTGGTACGCGCGCACGGCGTCGCGGTCGGCGTCCGACCAGGACGGGCCGGGGCCGACGTCGTAGAAACGGCCGTATCCCTTGGCGACCAGGGCCTCGCCGAGCTGCGTCACGAACTTGTTTCGCTTGCCGGGGCCGAACTTGTCGCGGCCCGGGTACGCGGGCGGCTTGGGCTTCGGCGCGGGCGCGGCCTTGGTCTTGAGTACATGCCCGGGGCGGATCGTGTAAGGGGCCTTGATCTTGTTCAGCGTGGCGAGCGTCTGCCACGGGACGCCCACCTTGGCGCCGATGCTCGACAGGGTGTCGCCGTCCCGAACCGTGTAGGTGCCGGCGCCGGTCTCGGCCGGGGCGTCGCCGGCGATCGCCTTCGCCCGGCGCACGATCTCGGCGAGCTGGGCGACGATCCGCGAGCCGGGGCACGACGTGTGCCCACCCCACGCGCTACCGCCCATCGCGTGGTATCCGAGACCCTTACCGCTCGGCGAGTGCGTCACCTGGAGCGGTACGCCGTACTTCTCGTGTGCCCACGCCAGTACGCGCGCGTTCGCGTCGAGCTGGGCGTCGGTGAGCGTGTCGCCCCCCTTGCCCTCGTTCTCGACGCTGAGCCAGGACGGGTTACCGCCGGCCTGGGCCCACGCCCGGTCGGCGGTGTCGACCCACTGGCGGAGTCTGCCGGTCTTGCTGGTCCCGAAGTGGCTCGACGCCTTGGCGGCGCGGTTGCGAAACCAACTGTCGGTCCCCTCGAACGTGCCGGCCATGATGTGGACGACGACGCCCCGCACCTCGGCCTGTCCGTTGTCGGTGTAGTTGACGGCGATCGGGCGCCACTCGGCGCCGGGCATGCGTGCCATGGGGTGTGGTCTCCAGACATGAAAAAACGCCCTCGGCGCGGTGCCGGGGCGTGCGGTGTGATGGGGGCGGCGCGGCCTATGCGAGGGCGGCCCAAAAGCGGTTCGCGCCGTTCTCCATGCTCGACACGGTGATCGAGGCGGGCGCGGTGCTGGCGCCGGTCGAGTAGACGCCGAACCGGCGAACCATGGTGTAACCGAACTGGTTGGGCGGGGCGCCTGCGCCGGATTCAGCGGCGAGCAACATCGGCCCATCCTGGGTGGTCGTGTTGTAGACCATGCGCCACGCGATGTAGTAGATGCCGGCTGCTGCGGAGTACGCGGCGGTAAGGGGGCTCGATATCGTGCCGCCCCCGGCGTCGTGCTCCTCGGGCGGCTCGTAGGTGGCCGTCGACATGTCGCCGGTCGCGGCAACGCGCGTCCCGCTGCTGTTGTAGAGGGCGGCCCACGATCCGGTTTGCAGGCCGCCGGCGTAGCCGGTGGCGAACCATACGACGCGGTTGATCGTGGTCGTGGCGCGGAGGATCACGGCCGTTACCCGGATCGGTCCCGACCCCGGGTAGAGGCCGGTCGACACGGCGAGGGCGGGGTCGAACGCCCACGCGGCGAGGCCGTGGTCGGCGGGCGACCACTCGCCGGCGAACGCTGCGGCGTCTACATACGACTTGCGGGCGAGGTGGTTCGCGGTGGTCGGTGCGACGGTGCTCGACGGTATGGCGCTGAACGTCTTCGCTCCGCTGATCGTCTGCGTGGTGCTGAGGGTGACGGCCGTACCGGCGGCCTCGGCTCCTACGTCGGCGGCCGTGAGCACTACGTCGCCGGTCTTGGTGTTGACGGACGTTACCGGCGCGGTGCCCCCTCCCCCGGCGCCGAGAGTGAACGCGGTTCCGTCTGCCTGGCGTACCTTCAACGTGCCGCCCTCGGCCCACAGCAGGGCGCCCGCGGGGTTCGTCGTGGGTGGCGTGGCGGCGTTGGCGAACGCGAGGACTCCGCCGGCTCCTCCGCCGAACGTGGCGCCCGTGCCGCCGAGTCGCGCGTCGGTGAACGTGGCGGTCGCGTTGGTGATCAGTTCGGCGTTCTTGTTGACGGCGGTGTACTTCGACTGTGCCGCATCCGACGCCTTGAATACGTCGGCCTGAGTGCCGACGTAGACCACGTGCAACGTGCCGTCCATGCGGCTATATCCGCCGTTGTTGGCCACTGCTCCGACGTCGGCGGCGGCGAGGACGACCGCGGCCTGAGACTTGCCGTTGACGGACTGCACGACGCCCGGTGCGCCGGCCGGTCCCTGGGGGCCCTGCGGTCCCTGCGGGCCGGTTGCTCCCTGCGGGCCGGTCGCTCCGGTGTCGCCCTTGACGCCCTGGGCGCCGACCAGGGACGCGAGCCACTGGGCGACCGTGCCGACGAACCCGTTCTTCACCGCGACCTCGTACGCGCTGTCGCCGCGGACGGCGACATACGTCGGGGTCGTCGGGTCGGTCGGCGCGATGTCGGCGAGGTCGACCTCGGGGTCGTCGGCCGGTAGCAACACCTGATAGACGCGGTTCATCGCCACGCCGGCGAGCTGTTCGGCGACGCTGTACGACCAGCCGGTCGGGTTCATGTCGGGGGCGTCGGTGGCGGGGAGGGTGACGGCGAACGCCCCGGTCGCGTCGAGCGGCGCGGTAACGGGCCCTCCGAGGATGACGTCGGAGTCAGGGAAGGTGACCATGCCGGGGGTTGCGCGGAACACGACTTGCCCGGCGAGGGGTTCGCCGGCCGGGGTGAGGAATCGGCCGGTGACTCGGACGGTGGGGATTCCGTCGGGGAGCATCGATCACACCTCCTCGACGGGCGCGGCGGCGGTGGGCTCGGCGGTCGCGCCGTTGGCGGCCTCGCCGGTCGGCACGTCGGGCGCCTCGGCCTCGGTGAACGTGTTCCGGGTGTACGCGGAGTACAGGCGAGTTTCGACGTTCTGCCCGGTCGACTTGTTGCGGTGCTCAATGCGGAGCGTGAAATACGACAGGAATTGCAGGCCGTCGAGCGGGCGCGTGATGGTGCGGCCGGTCCACGTGCCGGCCGGGCAATCCCACTCGTCGAGTTCGGTCTCGACGCCGTCATGCGAGAGGACGACGCGGGCTTGTCCACCCCCGGTGTTCGCGTAGGTCATCAGGTACAGGTGCAGCACGGCGTTATGGGCGGGCGTGGTGCCGACCCATGCCGGTTGATACGTCGTGCCGTCGTAGTCCTGCCGTTCGGTGGGGTGCAGTTGTACCGGCATCCACGGGCGACCGAGGAATTCGTCGGAGTAGTAGTCATCCATCACGATGACGTTCTGATTCCGGTCCCATACGCGGACCATTTGAGAGGGGGCGTCGTCTTCGGGGTAGCTGTTGGCGCCGATGCTGATTGCGCGTGCGCCGTCGTCGCGGCGCATGCGGGTGAAGTAGTCGCCGGCGGGGCTCTGCCCGGTCTCGAATACGGGGGTTCCGTCGGGGTCCTTGACGAACAGGCGCCCGCCTTCGCCGATCACGACGTCGCCGTTCAACACCTGGTTGAGGGCGGGGCGTATCTGCGCCCGGCCTCGGAGGGTGCGCACCTCGCGTTCGAGGGCGGCGACGCGGTCGAGCAGGTCTTGGGGGACGTACGCCATTACTCGGGAACCTCCAGATAGAGCTTCGCCGTCTCGGGGCGGCCTCGCTCGGGCGGGTTGATGGACAGGCCGACGACGCGATACCGGCCGTCGAGGACGTCGGAGTGCCACAGGTCGCGGATGCGCAGACGGACGGCGGCGCCGAGCAGGGCGGGGCTCACGTTGTCGCCGAGCAACACCTCGACCTCGGGGATCTGGACGGGCCGGCGGGCGGCGGTCCAGTCGGCGCGGGCGTGCGCGTCGAGCGTCTTCGCCTGCTCGACGGTGGTGTAATCCGACGATCCGTCGAGGCGCGGCCACCCGGCGGTTATGTCGTCGTCGGCGACCAGGCGCTCGGACATGAGCGGATAGGAGTCTTCGGCCTGGTTGTTGTTGATCGACGCGCCCCGGGACTGCCACCCGTTGGCGAGGGTCGACGCGTCGTGCGGCCACGTGTAGGTGAGGACGGGCCCGGGGTGGTCGAGCACGATCTCGGCCGTACCGGTGCGGATGATCGGGTGACCGAGCACAAGCCGTTTCACCCGGCGGCCGTCGGTGTCGCGGTAACTGGCGATCCGCCACTCGAAACCGTTCTCGACGGCGGCGAGCTGGTCGATAAGGTCGCCGATCGTGGGGAGGTCGTAGCGGCTGAACTCGCGGTCGCGGGTGACGCCGGACGGCTCGCCGTCGTAGGTGATGCCGATATCGCCCCCGGGCGTCGACTGCACGTAGTCGAGCAGGCCGCGCACGATGTCGAATTGGTCGACGCCCTGGGCGACCTGGGTGTCGAGCAACTGGCGGCGGTATAGGTACGACTCCCACCCGCCGCACTGAATCTGTGCGGTGAGAAACCCCCGGGCGCTGGATGCGAGTTGCAGCGTCCACAGGATGCCGCCCCACCAGATGTCGCGCCCGCGCTCGACCCATACGCCCGTGCGGCCGGGCTGCAACGCTCGGCGGGCCCGCTCGGCGATCTGGGCGTTCGGTATCGGCACGTTGCCGGTGAGCCGGCCCACCTTGCCTATGTAGTCGTCGAGGGCGACGCCCTGTACGGGTAGGGCGTCGAGTACCTGGTCACTTCGTAGGTCGGTGAACACGAACCGGTAAGGGGTCTGCATGCGGCGCCCCCTACTGCACGAACGTCGCGGCGATCCGCACGTTCGTGTCCTTTTCGAGGGCGTTGTCGGTGCGGGTCGGTCCGCCACCCGCCCACGAACGCAGCGTCATCAGGCCGTCGGCTCCGATGGCGCACGCGCCGAATCCGAAGCCGTTCGACGCGACGGCCTCGACCAGCAGGACGGGGCGCCACCCGATCGGGAGCGTGGCGACCAGGGTGTCGGCGAGGTTGGGGTTAGCGAGCAGGGTCGCGCCGGTCCGGGTCCAGTAACCGACCACCTGTACGACGCCGTTACGGCGGCGGGCGCCGAAGGTGTTCAGCGACCAGCCGGCGGCGGTGCTTACGCCTCCGCTGATCGTCTCGGTGGCGAGCTCGGGCGGCCGGTAGGTCTTCCACGTGCCGTCGGCTGCGTTCCAGCGTTCGAGGGTGCCGCCGGCGTCGCGGTACTGGCCGTCGAACGCTCCGTTGAAACTGAGTCCCCAGCCCTGGGGGATGATCCCGCCCACGGCGGCCGTGTACCGGCGGCGGTCGCCAAGGGCAGAGTTCCAGTTGATACCGCCCACGCCCGCGGACGCGCCCGCGGGCACGGTGACGTCCCACAGCCGCAGCGAGCAGGGGGGAAGGGTCGGCGCGGTCGGCGTCGCCGACGCTGTGCCGACCAGGACCTCGACGCGGGCGAGGGCGTTTTGGCTCTGGTCGAACAGGCCGTCGTACACACGCAAGATCACAGAATCGATGCGGGCGAACTGGGCGTTCCCGTCGGTGAAAGTGACGGTCTCGGGGGCGTCGACGGCGACGGGATAGGCGCCCTGCGCGGTCGTGCCCTGCACGACGGCTCGGCCGATACCGACCTGTAGGGACATGGCGCCGGCGCCGGTCGCAGCGAACGGGTTCCCGCCCGGGATCACGCCGTCGCGGGTGCGTATCTCGCCGTCGGGCGACCACGTGCCCACGGGGGCGAGGCGGGTGTCTTCTCTCGTCTGCCCAAGCGGCAACAGCCATGCGGGGCGCACGGTCACGGCGGGGGCTCCTTACCAGTAGGCGGCGCGGTAGCGCACGACGACGGACGCGGCCGGGTCGTTGCTGCCGGGCGCGGCGCGGAACATCAGGGGGGTTGTGCCGGGCGCGAGCGTGAACGTCTGCTCGGGCACGCTGCGGCTACTCGCGGTGTAGAGGCGCGAGGCCGTGCCGTTGAGCGTCACGGTTCCGGCGAGGGTGTCGACGACCAGAACGTCGCCGGCGGCGAGGGGGAGGTCGTATTCGAGGACGTCGCCGGTCGTGATGTTGGTCAGGCTCGGCGCGGTGACCGGGCCCCGGAACTCGACGACCGGGTGCGTCTCGGCGCTGCCGGTGTTGACGACGGACAGGCGGCCGGTGCTGCCGGGCTCGCCGAAGTCGAGCGGCCACGCGAGGACGCCCGCGGTCGTGCTGATCCGGAGCGACGACGTGCCGATCGGTACGGGCGCGGGGAGTGCTGCGGGGAACAGGACGACCGGTTGCACGCGGGCGGCGCCGGCCGGCGCGGTGCCGGTAAGCGACGGGTCGCCCGGTTCGCTCGCCTGGTCGGCGACGTGCTGCCCGGCCGCATTCCACCATCGCAGCGTCGTAATCGCGGTGCGGTCGGCGGCGACCTGGGAAGCAAACGTGACGGTCTGGCCGGGGGTGACGGGCCACCCGTAGTCGTTGCCCGGGATGGTCCACACAAGTTCGGCGAACTCGGCGAGGGGGCGCACGGACACGGGGCCGGTGCCGTCGCCGCTGATGACGGGGTCGCCGTCGCTCCACCATTGCCAGAGCTCGCCGACGCCGGCGGCCTGCTTGGCGGGAAGTGCCTCGGCCCCGGTCGACTTCCACGCGAGGCCGGACTCGGATACGGGGAGCGTCGCCGTGGCGGCCTGCTCGTCGAGGGCGTAGCGGCGCGGGTCGGTGGCGACCCACTCGATCGCCCCTCCGACGATCGTTCCGAGTCGGTAGCCGGTCGTCGTCGGTACGGCTCGACGGACGGCGCGGGCGTAGGCGAGCAGGGGCCCGCGCTCGTCGAGCCACACCACGAGCGGGATCTCGTCGACGCGCGGCGCGGTCGCGGCCTCCAGCCGGCCGACGACCTCGCCGATCTGCGCGCGCGGTGCGCGCACGACCAGGCCGTCGACTCCGATCGTCCGTTGCTGCGCGAGCAACTGCCCGGGGAACGCCCCGTGCGCGTCGGCCCGTTGCACGGTGCCGGAGTCGAGGGGTGGGAGGTCGCCCCACCCGGTGAGCGTTCGCCACCGGTACGGGGTGTCGGGGCCGAGCAACAGGTCGCCGTACTGGACGTGTCCGGGGCGGGTGACCAGGGCGCCGGCGGCGCCCTTGGCGGTGACAGGCATCGTCACCCCCTTGCCTTGGCGAGCCATGCGAGGGCCCGCGCGTTGTCGTCGGGCCCGCCGTGCTCGGCGGCGTGCCAGTGCTCGATCTGGACAGTCGCGCCCCCGGCGGCCGGGGCGAACGGCGAGCCGTAGGCGCCGACGGTCGCCCCGGCGGGGGCGAGCTGGGGAACGGCGGGCGTGGTGACCAGCGACCGCATGGCGCGGTCGACGGCGCCGGCTCCACCCTGAATCCCCTTGACCAGGCCGGCGGGAATCCACCGGCCGACGTCCTTCGCCATGACGCGCGAGGGCGAGGCGATGCCGAGTGCGTCGGCGATCGGCCCGGGGATCATGTCCTTTGCGAAGCTGATCAACTGGGAGCGGAGCCAACCGCCCATGCTCTTTACGCCGTTGAGCAGGCCGCGCACGACGTCGCGGCCCTTGTCGACCAGCAGCGAACCAAGATTCCCGATGGCGCTGGAGATCCGGCCGGGCAAACCGCGCATCCACGAAATCGCCTCGTTGGCCTTGTTGACCACACTGGTCTTGAAGGACGACAGGGCAGAGCGCGCGCGCTCGGCGAGCTGGCCGGCGAACGGTGCAAGGGCGTTGTACGCCCGCGCGGGGAGTCCCTTGATCCAGTCGACGGCGGCGGATATGCCCTTGCCGACCCACTCGGCGAGCTTGCCGGCGGCCTCGCCGATCAGCTTCGCTGCGTTGAGTACGGCTGTCTTGGCGAGCTGCCACGCCTTGTCGAAGTCGCCTTGCAGCAGCGCGACCAGGGCTTGCAGGATCGGCAGAACGACGGACGTGATCACCTGCGCGAGTCCTGCGGCCAGGATCTCGGCGAGCTTGCCGACCAGGCCGATCAAAGGTTCGATGATCGGCATGAGGGCGTCGAGGGCGGCGAGCAGTAGTGCGCCGATGACCGGCACCAGTGGTTCGAGTGCGGTCATGACCTGCGCGAACGCCTCGCCCAGGGTGACGAGTAGGGGCTGAACGGCGGTCAGCAGCTCCGCGAAAACGGGCAGGACCGCGGCGATCAATTGCCCCAGTATGGGCAGTATGGGCGATACGCCCTCTAGGACTAGGCCGAACGTTTCCGCGAGGGCGGCGAGGACCGGGCCGAGCTCGCCGACGATCGGCACCAGGGCGTCGCCGAGTGCGCCGATGAACGTCTCAAGCGGCGGGCCGAGTGCGGCGAGCGCGGGGCCCAGGGCGTCGGCGAGGCCGGTTACGACCGGGACCAGGGCCTTAGCGACCGCGGCGAGGACGGGCCCGCCGGCCTCGGCGAGTGTGCCGATCAGGCCGCCCAGTGCGGGCAGGATCTCGCCTACCGCGCCGAGCAGGCCGCCGAGCCCTTCGGCGGCCCCGTCGGCGCCCGTGGAGACGCCCTCGAAGAAACCCCCGATGCCGTCGCCGACCGCGCCGAGACCGGACGACAGGGCGTCGATCACGGGGCCCGCGGCCTCGACCGCGGACACCAGTCCGGGCATGGCGCCCTTGGCCAACGCGCCGATGCCGTCGACCAGCGGCTCGACCAGCGGGGCGACGCCCTCGAACAGTTTCCCGATCTGCGGGGCGAGGTCGTCGAAGATCCCCCGGAGCTGCCCGGCCGCGCCGACGAACGGCTCGACCAGCGGCTCGGCAAGGGACTGCATTTGCCCCTTGACGTGCTCGCCCAGGTCGCTAAAAGCGCCCTTGACCTGCTCGTTCTCGGCGAGGACTTTCGCGCCGAGACCGATAACGGCGAGCGGTACAGCGGCGAGGGCGCCCGCGGCGCCCAGGGCGCCGACGGACAGGAGTTTGGTACTGGTCGCCGCGGCGCCGAGCAGCGGGCCGATACCGGCGACGCCGACGGCCGGTTG